AATAAATGGTAATGGAAAATTACTTATCAATTATGTAATAGATGGTGGAACTGCATTTAGAGTTGAAAATTTTACAAAACTTATAGAATTTTTAAAAGAAAGTAATGTACCCGATGAAAAAGTTTATTTTGTATTTTCAGACTTTAAATTGAAAGAAAATTTAGAGAAATTAGGTGCAAATTATAAAGTAATGGATTATAGTTACAATATGATTAGTAAAGCACAAGAATTTTATAATACAATAACTATTCCAAATTATTCATATTGGGGAAATGGTTCATTTGAACCACAATCTGGTGTAATCGAAAGAAACCCATCATCAGTAGTAACTTCACAAGAATTTTTAGAAAGTATAGGAAAGGAAAGAAAAGACTTTTTATTGTTAAATAGGCATTGGAAATTACATAGATTACTTTTGTTGAGTCAATTACATAAAATGGGATTTGATAAGAGTTTAGTATCTTGGGACAATAGTTTTTCTTATCAGTTACAAAGAGATGAATTTTTAAAATATGACAATAATGAAGAATTTTTAAAGTTAATTACGGAAACTTCTTCTAAATTGGACATAGATGATTTAACAAAAATTGCAGGATTTGGATTCGAAAATAAAGACATATATTTAAATACATATCTTAGTATAGTTACCGAATCTGTTTATTTTCAAGAAGATGTAAACTTTCCAAGTGGGTATCTTTCTGAAAAAATATGGAAACCCATCGGGCATTGTCAACCATTCATATTGGCAGGGCCATCAAAATCATTAGAACACATTAGAGAAAGATTTGGTTATAAAACATTTCATCCTTATATTGACGAAAGTTATGATATGGAATTGGATGATATGAAACGATTGGAAATGATTAAAATTGAAATTGATAAGTTTTCAAAAAAATCAAAAGAAGAAAAAGACCAATTCTTAAATGATGTAAAGGACATATGTGTATACAATCAAAATCTTTTTTTAGAATACGGAGTAAATAGTTGGAAGAACGGAATTGAAAATAAAGAGATGTTAAACATCTTAAATTTTTTATGGGATGGTAAAAAGTCTTTAATTTAAGATATTTATAGGTATGAATTCAGAAAATACTATGATGGGATTGCCGGCAGGTTATCCATCCAAAGCACAAGTCGATAAAATAGAAAGAAAAAATAAAGAAATTCGTAAAAAATTAAATACGGATTCTGATTATGTCTACGATATAGTAGATGAAATTTCAGATGATGTTAATAAATTCATATCCGAATATTTTGGTGAATCATTAAATGAATCATTGATATTAGAAGGTGGTGCAGCAGGTCACCTAGCACATCCATTTGAAGATGAAGCTTTAAGATTTTCCGATATGAAGGAAATGATTAAAAGAGGATTGATTGGTGGATTGGATAAAGAGGCACCTGTTAGTGAGAAATTAGATGGCCAAAACATTGCATTCACCGTTAAAGATGGTAATATAAGATTTGGTAGAAATAAAGGACATGTTAAAAATAGTGGTGAAAATGCATTAGATGTTCAGGGTATTGCTAAACAATTTGCCGGAAGAGGTGGAATTGAAAAGGCATTCACAGGTGCTGCAGAAGATTTATATGCAGCAGTTTCTAAGTTAAAACCAGAACAAGTTAAACAAATGTTTGGTAATGGTTCTAAATTTATGAGTTTAGAAATCATTTTACCTGATACTACGAATGTAATACCATATGGTAAGAGTGTGTTGGTAATGCACGGAACAATTGAATATGATAAAGAAGGAAATGAAATAGGTCGTTCAACTGAAGATGCACAATCATTTGCAAATGCAGTTCAAAAAGTGGGTGCAGATAAACAAAAAACATTTGGTATAGAAGGCCCTAAAACAATTGCATTTAGTGATGCAGATGAAGAGGAATATGCACAAAAAGTAAAACAATATTCAGATACACTAACTGCAGTTCAAAAACAATATGGTTTAACTGATAAATCTAAATTAGAAGATTATAGAAGAAAATGGTGGGAGAATGAAATAAACAAACAAGAAAAAGAATTGGGCATTAAATTTTCTCCTGCACAAAAGAAAGGATTAATTAAAAGATGGGCAGATGGTGATAAAACATTTGGTGTAAAGAATTTCGAACAACCTGAACAACAACAATGGTTTAGAGATTTCGAAACAAATAAATTACAGGCTACTCAAAAACAAATGATTAAACCAATCGAAAATGTATTCTTAAATGCTGGTGCACAGGCCTTAAAAAGAGTTACAAACTTTTTGGCAGCAAATAATCCGGGTGCAGCCAATGATTTAAGAAAAGAAACTTTACAATCTATAAAAGGAATTAAAGATAGTAAAGATGTTGATAAGATTGCAAAGTTACAAATCGAATTGGATAGATTGAATAATATTGGAATGGATAATATCGTTCCATCGGAAGGTGTTGTATTTCAGTATAATGGAAAACCTTATAAGTTTACAGGAGCATTTGCACCTATAAATCAAATACAGGGAACTTTCAAATTTGACAAACCTAAAAAGAAAGAAGAAACTACAAAAGAAGATAATAAAAAAACAATTGCAATATTTTCTGGTAGATTCCAACCATTTCATGCAGGACATTATAGTATCTATAAATCATTGGTTGAAAAGTTTGGAAAAGATAATGTATATGTTGCATCGTCAAACAACATAGACCCTGTAAAATCTCCATTCCCATTCAAAGATAAGAAACAAATTATGACTACTATGTTTGATATTCCAAAGAACAAAGTAGTTCAGGTTAAAAACCCATATGCACCTGTTGAAATATTAGAAAAATTCCCACCAGAAACATCATATGTGACTGCAGTTTCTGAAAAAGATGCGGAAAGATTGGAGAGAGGTGGTAAATATTTTAAGAATATAAATGATGTTCCAAAAGAAAAAAGAAAAGGATATGGTGATGAAGGATACTATGTGATTGCACCTGAAATGCAATTAAAAGTAAATAAGAAAAATATTAGTGGAACACAACTTAGAGCAACTTTTGGAAATGATTTATTGACTACAAAAGAAAAGAAAGATATATTCAATCAAGTTTATCCTAAGTTTGATAAAGAAATATTTGCAAACATTGTAAATACTACTAAAAAGGCCGAAGCTACAAGAAAATCAAAAGAAACTGCCAAAAAAGGAGATATAAAATCAAAAATAAAAACATTAGACCCTAAAACTAAAAAAAGAGTAGAAAAGGTTTTACAAACTAAAATTAAAAATCCAGAAACAGGAAATACAATATTGGTTAAATCTGCATTGAAATATGACGATACTCAAAAGGTGAAAAAAATGGCAGTTAGTTTGGTAAAACAAGCTATGAAAAAATAATTGACTTTATTTTTGGATTATAATTTTGATATATATTATATAAACAATTAGTTACAAAAAGGATATTAATATGACAAAAAGAAAAAGTTGGGATGAAAAGGCAAAGGGGATGCATAAATCCCGTAAATTAATTATAGACACAGTTTTTGGTAGAGAAGATAATACACAAAGAGTGTTTGGATATGAAAAAGAAGGTGATAAAAAAAGAGAAGTAGGAGAAGTTTGGACAGATAAAGAAGGTAAAAAATGGAAACAAGAAAATGGTTTCAAAGTTGCCGTTACTGAAATGGATGATGTTAGGAGGTTTTTGGAAAAATTAACTACATGTCATAGTGAAAATTGTGAAACAACTCAATATTCAAATGCTGACAAAAAGTTAATTAGAAAAACAGGATATTGTGTAGTTTGTTTAGATAAGGTGGAAAGAGAATTAAAACAAGATGGAACATTTCCATTTTATGAAGATTATAAGATAACCAGAAATAAATTGGATTATGTTAGAGATTTGAAAGCTCAAATGGAAGAAGCTTTGAAGGGAGTAAAACAACAATTAGAAATGGTTACCGAAGATGGTAGAATAGAAAAGTGGACATGGGATGTTGATATTGAAAAAGTAAAAGAAGATTTGCAAAAAGATATTGATGGTGCTTACGATGCAATTGAAGCTCTATTGGAACGAAAAGCAGCATTAGAAGATAAATTTAAAGAATTAAATCACCCAGAGCTTATTAGAAATTAAAAACTATGAAGATTATAAAAAATATCATATTAGTTGTTCTTATTATTTTAGTTGGATACAATATCTTTACTAATAATAGTATACGAACCGATGTAGAGGCATATAATCGTAAAATTGATTCTCTACAACACGAAATAGATTCAGTTGAAAATGCAAATGTAGTATTAGATGGCCATATTGAAAAAGTAGATAACGAATTAACTCAAGTGGAAACAAGAGTAATAACAATAAACAAAAATATAACCGAAATTAAAAATAAAACAAATGAAAAAGTTGATGCTGTTAATGATTACACTATTCACGACTTACTTAAGTTTTTCACAGACCGTTACGAAAACGGATACGATAGTACCGTTAAAAGTACCGACAGCAAAGTTGGTCATTAAGGATATCCTTAGTGGTGATGGTGCCAAGACTGAGTTAAAAGAAGTGTATAAAATGTTAGATGAAAAGAATCTACAAATTGGACTATACAAGCAAAAGGATAGTTTGAAAGATGAAAAGATTACTAACTTAAATGTTATTATAGATAAGAAAGACCAACAATTTTCTTTAGAGAGAGAAAAATCAAATAGTCTATTAAAAGAACTTAAAGCTCAAAAGTTTAAGACGGCTATTTACAAAGCAGGTTCCGGTATTGCTTTAATAATGACCGTATTATTCTTAGTTAAGTAATGAAAAAGATATTTGATATAAGACATATAGTAATTGCACTACTTTTAATATTAGTAGTTGTAGAGTTTATCAATCCAAAAGGTATAATGCCAAATAGAACATTTGTTATACATGATACCGTTGGATTTGAAGTTCCTGTTCACGATACTATTCCAGAAGAAGTTGAAGTTGAAGTACCAGTTATGGTTGAAAAACCAGTTCCATATGCAGTACATGACACTATTCAAACAATTGTGGACACTAATCTTATTGTAAATCAATATTTGAATAGTAAGAACATATTTACAAACACATATAAGTTTGATAAAAAACAAGGTTCAATTACAATAACCGATACTATAAGTAATAATAAAATAATCGGTAGAAAATATACAACTAAAATAACACCAAGAATAGATACTCTTAGAATACCAGAACCTTTCAAAAGAAAAGTTTATGCAGGTATAGAAACTACTTTTAATAAACCAGATGTAGTGGGTTCGGTAGGATTGGGATTTTTAATCAATAGTAAATCTAATAAAATATACCAATTCGGTTTAGGAGTTACCAATAGAGTAGTTGATGGAACTAATGGTGGGTTAACCCCTTACATAAATGGTGGTGTTTATTGGAAAATTAAATTAAAAAAATAATGGGAGTTCAAGGGCAACCTAAGAAAACATTAAAAGAAATAATTGCTGAAGAATATCGTAAATGTGCATTAGACCCAATTTACTTTATGAAGAAGTATTGTGTTATTCAGCATCCGGTGAGAGGAAAAATACCCTTTCACCTTTATCCTTTTCAGGAAGATTGTTTAACAGACTTTAAAGAAAATCGTTTTAACATTATTCTAAAATCTCGTCAGTTAGGTTTATCGACTTTATCTGCAGGGTTTATTTTGTGGAAGATGTTATTCAATCAGGACTTTAATGCGTTGGTAATTGCAACAAAAGTAACTGTTGCAAAGAACCTTGTAGAGAAAGTAAGGGTTATGCACGATTTACTTCCTATATGGTTGAGAGATGGTGGAACCGCAGCAGCTGAAGATAATAAACTTTCCCTTAAATTAAAAAATGGTTCACAAGTAAAAGCAATCGCAAGTTCTCCTGACGCAGGTCGTTCGGAAGCCTTATCATTGTTAGTTGTGGATGAGGCGGCATTCATTAGAGATATTGATGAAATTTGGTTATCGGCACAATCAACCCTATCAACGGGTGGTTCTGCAATTGTATTATCAACTCCAAATGGTATAGGAAACTGGTTTCATAAAATGTGGGTAGATGGTGAAAGTGGAACGAACGGATTCAATTGTATTAACTTACATTGGACTGTACACCCTGAAAGAAATCAAGCATGGAGAGATGAACAAACTCGTATCTTAGGAGTTAAAGGTGCAGCACAAGAATGTGATTGTGACTTCGTAGGTTCTGGTGATACCGTATTTGAACCTGCATTATTGACTTGGTATAAAGACACATATGTAATGGACCCGGTTGAAAAAAGAGGGTTTGATGGTAATTTATGGGTATGGGAACATCCAAACTATAATAGAGCTTATATGATATCTGCCGACGTGGCTAGAGGTGATGGAGCTGACTATTCTACTGCACAAGTTATAGACATTGAGGATTCATCACAAGTTGCAGAATATAGAGGTAAAATTGAAACAAAAGATTTCGGTAATTTTCTAACAGCACTTGCAACTGAATATAACAATGCACTTTTGGTAATTGAAAACTCAAATGTAGGTTGGGCTTGTATCCAACAGGTAATCAATAGAGGGTATCCAAACTTATTTTATATGTCAAATGACTTAAAATATATTGATACTGAAAGACAAATGTCAAACAAATATTATAGAGATGAAAGACAAATGGTTGCGGGATTCTCAACAACAACCAAAACAAGACCTTTAATCATATCGGCATTGGACACTTATATGAATGATAAAGATATTTTAATTCGTTCTAATAGATTAATAGATGAAATGTTTACATTTATTTGGCAAGGTGGTAGAGCGGAAGCTATGAAGGGATATAATGATGACCTTATTATGGCGTTGGGTATTGGGTTGTGGGTTCGTAATACCGCATTGAGATTGAAACAAGAAGGAATTGATTTGACAAAGAATATGTTAAACGCAACTACTATTAACACCAATTCAGGAGTTTATACATCAAATTGGCAACAAAATGGTAATCCATATGAAATGCAAGTGGGAAAAGGGGATGTAGAAAACTTAACTTGGTTGCTAAAGTAATTTTTTTATATTTATATGTTGAAACTCATATAGATGAATGAAGATTTAAATAAATGGTTTAAAGAAAAGTGGGTAAACATCGGCAAAAAAGTCGATGGTAAACATCCACCATGTGGAACTTCTGGAAAAAAGAAGGGATATGCTAAATGTGTTCCAGCTGCAAAAGCTGCCGGAATGACTAAAAAAGAAAAGGAAAGTGCAACTCGTAGAAAGAGAGCTGCACAAAATAAAGCAGGTAGAGGTGGTAAGGATAGTGCAGGACAAGGTAAAAAACCAATATATGTTTCTACTAAACCAAAAAATGAAGATTGGAGTCAAAAATATAAAAATAGTATAGATTGTAATAATCCAAAAGGTTTCTCTCAAAAAGCACATTGTCAAGGAAAGAAAAAAAATGAAACTATGAATATAGAAGAAAAAGTAAATTTATTTTTAGAAAAGAATTGTCCAACTGATCCAGGTAAATGGGCAGCATCTAAAGCAGCAGCAAAGAAGAAATTCGATGTATATCCATCTGCATATGCAAATGGTTGGGCAGCAAAAAATTATAAAGGAAAAGGTGGTGGATGGAGAAAGTGTAACGAAAGTGCAGGTGATAAAAACGGATTATGTGAGTGTTGGGATGGATATAAAGAAGTTGGTGGTAAAATGAAAGATGGTAAAATGGTTCCTAATTGTGTTCCTATTAAGGAAATTGGAGACAATTATAGAACTGCAGTAGTTTTAACAAAAGAAGAATTCTACGAAGATATAGATAGTGATGCGGATGTTAATTATGGTAGAGTTGAACCGGAAGAATATGATGTAGACAATTATGACGATTATGAAAGTTTTATATCTTTTATGAGAAATTATAGTAAGGAATTGTCTGAGGCAACTTGTGATTGTATGACTGAAGCAGAATATAGAGGTAGAAATGTTCCTTTGGGTAAACCAATGAGAGGTGATGTTAAGAAATTTAAAGTATATGTAAAAAATCCTGCAGGTAATGTTGTTAAGGTAAACTTCGGTGACCCTAATATGAGAATTAAAAAATCTAATCCTGCAAGAAGAAAATCTTTTAGAGCAAGACATAGATGTGATAATCCAGGACCAAGACATAAGGCAAGATACTGGAGTTGTAGGAAATGGTAATATTTGGTAAAACCAAAAATTTTCCATATATTTAAAAATTAGAATTATATAAAATGGCAGATAAATCAATATTTAGTAGGTTACAGAAATTATTTTCAACAAATACAATTGTTCGTAAAACTGAACAGGGTGTAAAAGTCATAGATACGGATGAGTATCAAAATATGACAACTAACCTTGTTGACCGTTTTATGAAATTAAAGGTAACCAATTATGGCACTGGTCATATAGAATCTTCTTTGGCATATCAACAAGTTAGAATTGATTTATTTAGAGATTACGACTCAATGGATACAGACCCAATTATTTCTGCTGCATTGAATGTTTATGCCGATGAATGTACTGCTAGAAATGAATTTGGAAATGTTTTGAAAATACATCATGAAGATGAACATATCAAACAAGTACTAGAAAATTTGTTTTACGATATTATTAATGTTGAATTCAATTTGTGGCCATGGGTAAGAAATTTAGTAAAATATGGTGATTTCTATCTACAATTAGAAATGGCTGAAGAATTGGGTATCGTTAATGTAAACCCACTTTCAGTATACGAAATGAGTAGAGTTGAAGGTTTCGACCCAAACAACCCACAAAGAGTTAAATTTGTATACGCTCCTTATCAAAATCCAAATAGTGGTTATTCTGCAAATAATAAAAAAGAATACGAAAACTACGAAATTGCACACTTTAGATTAAATGGTGATGCAAATTTTTTACCTTACGGAAAGGCAATGATTGAGGGTGGTAGAAGAGTTTGGAAACAATTACAATTGATGGAAGATGCAATGTTAATCCACAGAGTAATGAGAGCTCCTGAAAAGAGAATCTTCAAAGTGGATGTGGGTAATATTCCACCAAATGAAGTGGATAACTACATGCAAAAAATTATCAACGCATCGAAAAAAGTTCCATTCGTTGATGAAAGAACAGGAGAATATAATTTAAAATACAATATTCAAAACTTAATTGAAGACTATTACATGCCGGTTCGTGGTAGTGATAACGGAACTTCAATTGACACATTGAAAGGATTGGAATATAATATGATTGATGACATTAACTATTTAAAAAATAAGTTGATGGCAGCTTTACAAATTCCAAAAGCTTATTTAGGATACGAAGAAGATACAAATGGTAAAGCAACTTTAGCTGGAATGGATGTTAGATTTGCAAAAACAATTGAAAGAATTCAAAGAGTAATTGTATCAGAATTAACAAAAATTGCAATTGTTCACTTATATGCACAGGGAATTGATGATGATAGATTGACTTCTTTTTCATTAGAATTAACAATTCCATCCAAAATATACGAACAAGAGAAAGTTGAATTATATACTGCAAAAATTGGATTGATTCAACAAATGCAGTCTACTAAAATGGTTTCAAAAGAATGGATGTATGAAACAATACTTAATATGGCCAAAGATGAACAAGAAAAAATGGCATTACAAGTATTGGAAGATACAAAACAAATGTTCCGTTTAACATCGATTGAAACACAAGGTATGGACCCGGCAAAACCATCCGGTGTTGATGAAACTACTAATGTTGAAAGTGAGATTGAAAGTATAAATTCTCAATTATCAAATGAAGTAGATTTAGGAGGCAGACCAAAAGATGCAATCAGATATGGTAAAGACGACCATCCAGAAGGAAGAGACCCGTTGGGTATCAAAACTCTAAAATCAAAAGAAGGTTCAGTTAAAAAATATAAACCTAGAGATTCATATTTTGAAATTTTTAAAGATATGAAGGGTAATAAAAAAACAATTTTAACTGAAGATTTAACAAAAGAGTAATAAACTAACGGAAAAGTATATTTATATCTGATTAATAATATCAATTGATGAAAAAAATTAAACATTCTAAATTTAAAAATACAGGTTTTATATTTGAATTGCTTGTAAGACAAATTACATCTGAAATCATGTCTTCAAATAAATCTGTGGCAGAAAAGATTTTAAAAGAACACTTTAATTCTAAAA